TTATTCTACTTTTTGGGAACTTTTATGACCTGCATCTTTACCTAAATGATATATAAACAACAAATCTTTTATATCTGCATTATTTTTAATAATAAATTTGAACAGTATTTTATTTACCAATTCTTTTTCAAATAAACCAAGACCATCTTTATCAATATTTTTTTCTAAAATCTCTATTGCTAATTTTTCAGCATCTTCAATACTTATATCTTCTTTATTCTTTTTACAATCTAAATTAAGTGCATAACAAACTAATTCAGGCATTTTTTCAGCAATTGCTTCAATAGACCCTGATTTCATTTCTTGTTTACCAGACAGCCATTTACTAACCGTTCCACCGCTGCAACCAGTTATTTCAACCAAACTACTTTGATTTAATCCTTCTCTTTTCATGTACTCTTTCATTCTATCAATCAATTTTATACCCTCATAAAAAAATTAAATTAAAAACTCTAGGGCATATTGCCCTAACGCAACTTTACTTCGTTTAAGAATAATTATATTCTTTTACGAAACATAACAACGTATAGGTTTTAAATGACACATTTACCAATAGAAAACCAATATTCGCCATTTGTAACTGTTGATAGATTTTCTGAATTAACAGGTTTAACTAAAGGCCAAGTATCACGTTTAATTCGTGAACGATATTTACCTGTTTTCAAGTTATCTAATAGTAAACAGATTTCAAAGGCTTATTACATCAATTTACTACAAATAAAAACTGAGTTAGAGCAGAACACCTCTAACGTTATTAATCTTTATAAAAAGGAAAATTAAAAAATGAATATAACAGTACCTTTAAAAGTTATCGCTGCTGATCGTGGCGTTATTGATACCGATCGTGAAGGTAATGCATTACCAAAAGATAAACATTTCGAATGGGCTTCTATTTCTGGTCTTTCACCTGTCCCTTTTGATTCTGTTGATAAAGTTGGAAATTCTATCATTAAAATTTCTTGCGATCCTCATCTTATAGACAAGCTTCGTGACCTTCTTAAACCTGGTGAAGTTAAAGATTTTGTTTTCAATTGTGAACAACGTACTGGAGCAAAAAACAAAATGCAACTTTTTGCAGTTGATCTATCTAAAGAACCAATTAAGTAAGACACAACTAGAAGGGAATTCTTTAGAGTTCTTTTCTGGATTCTGTTTTAGGAATCACTATGCCGAAATACCAAATAGTTTGTGAAGTTCAACAAAGCAGTGACATTTTCATAGAACCAGATCGTTCAGGTGATTATGTTGTTTGCGATGGTGGAATTATTCAATTAATTGAATATCAGCCTACATTGGGAGATCTCTCACTAACTGAAGTTTCGGAATTGATTTCAGGAGCTATTTTAGTTTTTGCAATCGCTTTTATTTTTCGTGAAATTTATCAATTTATAAAGGATACACAATGAAAAAGTTTATTTCTTCAATTGGCTTTATTGCCGTTACTCTTTTTTCAGGCTTAACAATGGCTGCTGGCTCTGTTGATACAACTGCTGTTATGTCCACCATTAATACAGATGCAATTCCAACAATTTCAGAATTGGGCATTGCAGTTCTTGGCGTTGCCATTCTAATTGCCGTTTTCAAATGGGTTAAACGAGTGTTTTAAAAAAACTAAAAGGTTAGGGAGTTTCTTAGCTCCCTTTAATAATTATGACATTAAGCACTTACTATTTACTTGTTTTTTTAATTGCCCTTTTCATTCTCTTCAGATAATGAAAATAAATCTATTGGTATACCATGCGTAAAAATTTACTAATTACATTAGCTTTATTTTCCTTATTTGTTTCTTCATCTTCTTATGCAAGAACCTTCCAACCCTCTATATCAACAACAACTCTACAATCTTCTATTTATGATCGAATTAATTTAGGCTTTACTCAATTAAACCCTTACCTTCCACAAAACACTGATCAACAAACTGTAACTTTATCGGTTGATCTTGGGTATTACAGCTCTAATTCAATTGTTATAACTGCCAATGCCTTTTCAAACTCATCTTTAACATTTGACTTTAAGGGAAACATTTATATAGATTCTGATGTAAATGGCCTCCCTTTATTTTTTGAAGAAGCATCAGGCTATAACTCTGCTAATAAAACTTGGACAGGCCAAGTTTACAGACAAACATTTAAAAAACTTAGAGCTAATTATTCTTCTGGAAATACTGAATTTTGTGCTGTTTATGACTCTCAAGAATTGGTTAATGGCTCTGCGCCTGAAGATACAGGCTATCGTATTGTTTCATCTAACGAAGCTATTAACCTTTCTAAGCAAAAAATTAGCCTTCAGTTTCCTGACTGCTCAACTCTTCAAGATGATGGCCAAAAATCTTTCAGCTTAAATAATGTTCAAATAAAGGCTGCTCCTTTAGATTCTTCAATAATTTCTTATGAACAATTTAATTCACTATTTTCAACTGATGAATTACTTTATGAGGCCGTTTCTAATAAACCTTCAGATTATCCTGCAACTGCATCTACTTTTATTCCAAAAACTAATATTCTTTTGGGTAGCAATTACCAATTAATTACTCAAATTCCTGATTGGTATGATCCTTTAGACTGTCAAGAAAACGACACTTTTCCAAGTTGTACTGAATCCCCTGATACAGAATCTAACACTGATACTGGTTCTAACACTGATACTGGTTCTAATACTGATACTGGTTCTAACACTGATACTGGTTCTAACACTGATACTGGTTCTAACACTGATACTGGTTCTAACACTGATAATGCTTCAAATCAAGATTCAACTAACCAAGAAGTTATTAATGCATTAAATGATAATTTTGACCGTTTTGAGGAATTTTTTAGAACATCTATTGATGAAAGCACTGGTTTAATTACTCAATCTATTTCTGATAATACAGAACAAATTAGCCAAGATATTCAAAATCAAACCACTACATTATCAACTGCTATTCAAGATCAAACAGCCTCTATCAATTCATCAATTCAAGACCAAACTAATTCCATAACAGATAAATTAGACACAACAAATAATCTTTTATCTGATTCAAAAGACACTCTTTCAGATATCAAAGATATTTTTGAAGAACAGCACCCTCAATCAACTGAATTAGAAGATTTAACTGATGAAGATCCTTTTTCGGAAATTGAATCAAAAGCTGATCAGGCTTCAGCTGATTTAAAAAATGCTCTTGATGATAATAGCCAAACTATAACTTTAGACCAATTCAATTCATCTTTATTCTCAACCCCTTCTTCAAACAATAACCGAGATTTGTCCTTTCACATATTTGGAACAAAAATGGATATTGATTTAGATCCTATTTTTACCGTGGCTAATGCGGTTTCTTTCTTGTTAATTATTTCCGCTCTAATTGTCGGATATAGAATTGTAAATGAGGCCTTTTAATGCCTGCTGCACTTATATCAATTGTTCAAGCATTTATTTGGCTAATAACAACAATAACTGCTTTTTTTAAAGGCACAGCTGCTGTTGCTTTTTTCACTTATGTTTTTAGTTCACTAGCTTTCAAAGTCATTTCATCACTTGGAATAGGTTACGTAACCTTTGATTTAACAACTGAATTTCTTGATTATGGTAAACAACTTATTACAAGCGAATTCGCTTCTTTAAACTCATTTCAACATGGCTATTTAATAATTGATTTAATCAACTCATTACGTCTCACTGAAGCAGTTTCAATTGTTTTTTCAGCCATAACGATAGCTTTTACCCTAAAGAGCTATAAATGGGCTATTACTGCCTTTACTAAGTCCTAATAAATTTTATAGGTTATTAAAATGATTTATTTATATTCAGGTTTGCCAGGAACTGGAAAATCATTATTTACAATCAATGATGTAATTAATGCTTCTGAAAATTTCAAAACAGAAGAAGGCTTATCCAGACAAGTATATTTTTACAATATTACCTTTCTCAATGATCATGACAAATACTCAACTGTTGAAAACTGGATACAATTAGACCAATCCGATCTATTACAAAACTTACCTTTGTTACTTGATGATAAACACCCTGTTATTAAACAAGGTTCTATAATTCTGGTAGACGAATGCCAAGACATTTACCCAACTAGAAGATCTGGTGAAGCACCCAACTGGATAACTTTTTTCGAAAAACACCGCCATACAGGTTGCGACTTCTTTTTAATAACTCAAAACACCTCACAAATGGATGCACATTTAAGACGTTTAGTAGGTGAACACCATGATTTAAAACGTGTTCTTGGTAGAGACTTAGTTAGTGATAGTGTTCTTGGCAGAGTTCAAGAAGGAAAAGACAAAGACTCTGAAGAGGCCATCAAAAACAAAAGAACTTACCCCAAGTCTCTTTTTGGACTTTATAAATCCGCTGTAATTCATACACATAAAAAGCCATTACCCGCAAAAATAAAATATGTTTTACCCATTACTTTTATCTTGGTTATCTATTTATCTTATTCAGCAATTACAGGTTTAAACTCAATAGCCGATTCTGATTCACAAGATATAAAATCAAATACAGAACAATCAAAATCAATTAAACAACTCCCTAAAGTGTCTTCAACTATATTCGTAACTGGTGAAATTATTTACAAAGGTCGTATAAAAACCTTTTTTGAAATTCTTATTGATTCAAAAGAAGAAAAAAGTTTTTTATCACTTACTGAAATAGAATTACAAAACTTAGGGTATTCAATTAAGAGAGTAACTGAATTGATTTATTTGGTTGATGATGTGCTCGTAACAAGGAAGCCGCTACCGCAATATCCCGCTGATTATCATATTGATTCAAACAATGAAGATAATTCAACACAATCAAATAATTCAAATGCAACTTCATCTTTGCTGTAAGCCTTGAAATTATGTTCGTATTTGTGCTTTAGCACATTCGCACATAATCAAGGCGCAGCTAATAGAGTTCTTGTAACACTCTATACTTATAAATTAAAAAACGCTGTACATGGTCTGTACGCTGTTTTACAAAAAAAAATCAAAAAAAAGGGGTGCTCTAACACCCCTTCAGATCATCCATAAAACATAAAAGGAATAATTATGGACTTAAATAAAATTATACCACCAACAATTCCAACAAATAATTCTGATTCACCAACTTTTTTACTACCTTGTGGATCTCTTTGCACTTACCCACAATTTAAGGTTTTATCCCACACTGTTGACACGGTATCCCAATTCTATGACTGCAAATTAGATCAACGTTTATTTTTAGAAATTGATAACCATATTTTTGATTTAGACAAAAAATTCAGAGAAGAGGTTGAAGAGTATAGAAATCTAAAAAAACTCTCTCCTGAAGCTTCAAAGTCTGCTCAAAAACCAAAAAGACAAACAACCTTCATTGATTTTGAAGGCCGTAATTTAGCCGTAAAAAAAATGGGTAAGGTCACTCAATACGCTTATTCATTCCAGGATCAACAATATGGTATTCAGTTTTTCTTAAAATCTCATACCAAACAATGGGACGTGCACGCCTCTCATGTAAAGGTTACTTTATCACCTCAATTTTTATCTTTACCTTTAATCGAACAAAAGGACTATATTCATAAATTTTTAAATTTCTTTTGTCTTGATTTTGAAGGTTCAAAATTCAATGAACGATCTTTTGAAATGCATTACGCAATTGATTTCCAAGTTGGCGAAGGAAAAAAAGGGATAGATCATATATTTCCAGACTATCAAAACAGAGTTAAAGGCTCTCGCTCTAATAAATGTGCAATTTATGAATCTTTAAAAATGTCTTTTGATGCTGCTGAATCTTCATTGATTTCTCACGGTCGAAATATTACTGAATCTGTAAGAATTGGCCCACGTAATGGACTACAAACAGAAATTTACATCAAAGATCTAGATGCAAAGAAAAAAGACAAACTAGATTATTTTGCTGATCAATGGGGCGACTATGACAAAAACTCACCTGTATTCCGTCTAGAATCACGTGCTCATCAAACTGTTTTACAAACTTACGAATTAGGCACAAATAACTATTTAGACTTTCTATCGGTTAATGATTTCTCTGTTTTCTTTGAATTATTATCTAAACGCTTCCGAGTAATGGATCATTCAGGTAAATATCTAGATCCATTATGGTTTTTAATCCTTCAATCATTTGATAACGTCAAACCTGTTTCTAGATCAGAAAAGCACTATGAAAAAAGAATTGATTACAACGAACAATTAACCTTCGGCAATTTCTTTTCTATGCTTGCTAAGCAAGGTAAAAACATCTTAGACATTCAATCTTATATGTTGTCTATCAAAGAGTTTGAATCATATTTAGAACGTAAACTTGGATTTAATTCTGATAATCCCTCCTTCATTGATATGGCAAATGATTTTTTTGATAAGAAAATCCTAGAATACTTTGAAAAACACGGTTTTAACCGCCTTCAAGCACGCTGTATCAACGTTTCAACAAAAAACGTTATAACAACCCAGAATAATCCAAAATCTCCTGTTTGGTCACGTCCATTAGGTAAAGCGTTAAAGCTTCTTAATCCATTACAAATCTTAGTTGATAAAAAACGCAGAGTTGTTTTCAAAGATGATTTTGCTGAATGGAAAAAAGGAGAAATCGCCATTGTTGAAAAAGATTTTGCTATTCATTTATCTAACTGCAATATTGCAAATCTTCTTTCAAGTGCGGGCAATTTTAGGAGTTCTTATGGCTAGACTTCTAAAATATGAAGATCTCTCTGAATGGTTTGGCTATAAACGCCCCTCAGACATTATTAAACAGCTTCAAAAGTTAAATGTAAGTTATTACCTTGATAAAGACAAAAGGCCTATTACAACCCTTGAAGCTATCAATTCACAACTAATAAAAAAGGATTCTAATGACTGGGAAAAAGGTTTTTCTTAATTGCAAACAACCTCCTAAATATTGTTATTTCAGAAAAGGTCGTTGGGTTTATATTCATTACAAAAATGGTGAAAAAACTAAAGAGATACCTTTACGTGATGGCCGTAAATTATTAAGAGAAGATGCCAACTGTTCAACAATACATTCATTAGTTGAATCTTTTTTTAATTCGCCAAGTGATACCGTCCAGTTTCTTTTAGAAAGGTATTTAAAAAGCCAATACGCTAGAAACCTAAGCGTTTCCACTCTTAAAGGTTATGGCTATTATTCAAATACAATATTGAATATGCCAATGAAAAACGGTAAGTGTTTTGGTGATATGCCTTTTGATCTTGTAACGCCTGGAATAATTACAAGATATTTAGATAAAAGAATTTCACAAGGCGTTTCAACTGTTGCAAATAGAGAAATTGAATTATTAAGTGCTGCATATAATTGGTCAATTGCAAGGGACTATGCAAAGTTCAACCCCTGCACTGGTGTTCGTCACTTAAAAGAAAAACCAAGAAAAAAATACATATCTGATTATGAATACAACAACCTTTTAAAATTTTCTGTTGGTAAACCCTTGTATTTTGCAGCCGAAATAACCTATTTATGTCGTGCTCGTGGTGTTGAAGCTTGGAATATATCGCTTTCAAATATTGATGATTCAAAAGGTCTTTTTATAGAAAGGACAAAAGGTAGTTTGCCCGAATGGACTACATGGACACCAAGACTTAGAGCCTTAATTGATGATGCTTTAAAATTACGTCAACAAACTATTGATTCAATTAAACGATCTGGCCGTGTTTATAAACCTACCGATCATTTATTACTCACCAAATGGGGCAAACCTTATACAAAGAATGCAAGAGATTCCGCATGGCAATCTATTTACAAAAAACTTGTTGAATCTGGTATTGCAAGCATGGAAAAAGATAAGCGTTTCAGTTTTCACGATATTAAAGCAAAAGGTGTCTCAGATCATGCCCTTCATGAATCAGGCCATAAAACCGAATCAGCAAAAGCCAGATATTTAAGAAAAACTAAAGAAGTAGAGGCAACACGATGAAAATTACCCTTCAATACATATTTATAAATTTACCAATGATCTTACTGTTAATTAATGTTTTATCTTCCCTTATTCTCACGATTGAATTAGTTTCAATAGTTAACGAATTAAATACAATGAAAATGATTTAA